CCGGCCGTACCCGGCAGTGCTTTGCCCCCAGTCAGATCGGGGGATTCGGTCGAGACGCCAGACACCAACGCTGGAATCCCGCCGACCACCTGGTTCGAGGCGCTCGCGCCATCCTCAAACGTGATCCACATCTGGCTGCCCGGTAGGTACTGCCTCAGATGGTGTGTCAACGCCGAGTCGAGCGCCTTACGCCCCTGGCCGAGCCGTCGCAGGATGCCCCGGGTCGCCACGGGCACCCACGCATCCTGCTGACTAAGATCGAACTTGACCGGCAGGGACACGATCTCGGTGTGTGCACGCCAAACGTTGAACTCGATGGATTCAAAGGTCACGAGGGCTGACCCGTCTCGAACGAAACAACCGGCCCCGCCGGTCGTGACCAGCGTGCCGTCGGCTATCCCCCGATCGTCGGTGTAAGTCTTGTCCCACTGCGTCGGCTGGTCAGATCCGTCAGCCCAGAATTTCATACGGTAACGACGTCCTGTGATCTGTGCCCTCAACCAGTACCAGGTGTTGGCAACCACCTGGAAACCCATATTGGACTGGAACAGCCATCCGGCGGACGAGCCGATACGGGCAATCGTGAGCTGGTCGGTCGCGCCTGGCACGATGTAGGCCCGCACCATCTGCGTTCCGGCAGAGTTCGTGCGCAAAACCACACCGAAAGATGAGGTCCGGTCGCTGACCATCACCTTGACTAGCACATCGACGTCGGCGAAGGTGCTAACATGAGCCAGCTGGTTGCCGCTCGCTGCCTGTATCGTGGCCACACCGGAGCCGACGTCGAAATTGGCAGCGGTGCCGATCAGGTTCCAGGCATAACCTGCCCGGACGGTCAGCTCCGTATCGGTCCAGTTGGGCGTCGATCCCCACGAATTGACTGAGGTGCGAGCGAAGTCGTCACGAATCCGACGCAACGCCACACGCATCGGCTGGTTCCGCCCGACCAGGCCGAAGTAGGGGGCTGCCGGATTCAGTTCGCTCCACTTGCCGCCGGTGTTGTCGAGGACGATGTCGCATTGGGTTGGCTCCGAGACGGGGCTTTCATTCGGCCTACCCCGCTGGATCTTGATCCCACCTCCTGAGTGTGCGGAATCGAGACGCACATCGCCGGTGATGTCTACCCAAACATCCTTCAGGAACTCAACCTGGTCAACATAAGCGACGTTGGCTCCGCCCCCAACGGCCCGGGTGTACCTGACCGTGACCCATTGCCCCTCGGCCGTGGTCCCCTCGAACTGCTGCCATCCGGCGCTGTTGGCAACCGCCTGTACCTGGAGCACGTCCGCGATGCGTACCTGGAACGTGTCGGACGTCCCCGCATCGAGATAATACCACAACCGCACCTTCGTTGCACCGGCGGGCGTAACCATGTTCAGGTCGCACTGCTGTCCATTCGACAAGGTGGGTGACTTCAACGACTTGGACTGGAAAAAAGGCAGATTTGTGGATGGTGCCCAGTTGCTTGTGCCGCCGTTGTTCGAGCTGAACGCGTAGGGGGGCCCGGTGCCCTCGAAACCCTCCGAGACTACCGGCGCTTCCTGGATGTGCATCTCGACAACCGGCGAGATCGGCAAGTTGCTCATCGCGGCGTCAGCACCTTCACTGGATCCCCACCCATATCCCGGATCGCCTCCCGCAAAATCTCCAGCAAGAAGTTTGCCACCCGAGAGCCGTCACCTCGGATCGTGAGCGTACCACCCCCCTCCCCGGATGTTGAGCGGTACGGAGTGACCCGAGCTGCCGGGGTGATCTTCTCGCCCCGGTGGATGACCGCCAAACCGGCCGACTGTACCATCCCAGCGCCTCGGTCGAGATATGGCAGGTTGGGCACGCCCACGCTGACTCCCGGGACGTGGATGCCAGCAAACGAGAAGCCAGGGATACCGAAGTGCAGGCTGTTCCACCCGGCAATGATCCTGTTAAGGAAACCTCGAAAGCCATTCCACAACGGGGCAAACAGGTTCTTCAGTGCTCCCCCGATCTTGCCGGGGATGCTCCGGATGAAGGCGTTCAACGCGTTGAACTTGGCAATGATGAACTTGATGGCATCCCAAGCCCACAGACCGATCTGAACGTAGACACCCTTCCAGAAGCCGAAGTACATCTTGATGGCTTCCCATACGCCCTTTGCGAACGCCACGATCTTGTGCCACACGGCCACAAAGAAGTTGGCAAATGGCCCGGCAAACCAGGCCCCAATCCCCTTCATGAAACCCCAGACAGCATTCCAGATCGTCTGGAAGAACTTGGTCTTGGTTGCGACCACGACAATGATGGCGACCAGCGCGACAATGCCAAGGATGATCCACGTGACCGGCGAGACAGCGAGCGCAGCATTCCACGCCCACTGAACGGCCGTCACGATTCCGATCGCCACGCCCAGGACGCCGAGCGCCGTCGCGAGTGGAGTGATCCACTTCGAGTTCTTCTCGATGAAACCGAAGACGGCGTTGGCTGCCGGGAGCGCTGCGTTCAGTTTGTCCACGAGTGCCATCTGGAATTGCCGACCCAGGTTCCCCCAGGATGAGGCACCCTGCCCTGCGGTCGCTGCCGCTTTGTTGGTGGCACCCTTCAGCCCATTCATCTGCTGCGTAGCGGTGTCAAGATTCATCGCGTACAGCGACTGGCCGAGGTCCTCGGCCTTTGTGCCAAACAGCTGAACAGCGACCTGGCTTCGCTTGACCGGATCAGGGATCGCTCGTAGGCGCTCCAGCACCGAGTTGAACGACTCGGCCGCGATGTCACCGCCCTTTGCGAATGCCTCACTGGTCTTCTTGACGGGTAGGCCCAGTGCCTTAAAGGCTTGAGCGGTCGTCTTACTCCCGTCAACCGCCCGGATCGAGAACTCCTTGATCGCGTCGGCTGCGGTGTCCGAGTCACGCGCACCGGCCTTGATTGCCTGCGATAGCAGGCCCATGGCGTACGGTCCACTAAGGCCCAGCTTGTGGAACTGGACACCGTACTCGTTCACCGTGTCGAGCAGGTCTTGACTCTTGTTTACACCATTCTGGGTCGCCTTGACCAGGATGTCCATTGCCTCTTCGGACGACCTGGCCATGCCTGTCCGCAACATCTGCGATACGGCCGAGCTAACTCGCTCGGAGTCCTCGCCCAGCACTTGGCCGACGGTTAGCAGGTTCTTGGTCGCAACCGCCGCCGTCTCTGCCGATGCGGTCTTGATGTCAATCAGACCGTTCTGTGCGGCGGCCTTGATTGCTTCGTTGACCTGTGGAAGATCCTCGCCGAAACCCTGGGCGTACACCTTACCGGACGCCTGGCCGAGGATCTTGGCTTGAGCCGGTGTCGCCCCGAGTTGGGCTGCGAGGAGGTTGTCAATCTTACTCTTCTCGATCGCGGCATGCACACCGCTCATCAACACGGCACCGATCGCCGCACCGGCGACCGCAGCCCCCGCCTTGATCTTGCCGAAGGTGGAGGAGGTCTTGTCCCTGGCGATGATGTTGAAGATCAGCGACGTATCTGCCACTGGACCTCCTCCTGCCTCACTTCGTCTCAGCGCGAATCTGGTGTACTGCCGAGATGGTCTGTTCGATCATCCAAACAGGCATCTCGTCCGCTACGTGCGGCGGGATATGCAGGTGGTACGCCACGTCCAGCCACACGTCGCGCCATCGCGCCTCTAGACTCCTTTTGGGTCGACGTCCCCCGGCGCACCCGGACCGGTGATCGCGAGCTGGCCCTCGACGAACTCGACGTCCAGCGTCAGACCCTCGCGCTCGGCCGCGTCTTCGAGCGAGACCTGAAACGCGGTTTCCATCTGCTCCATCTGCTCGGCTGGGAGTTTCATGCGGACGATCCGCTTCCAGAGGTCTCGCAGCTCGACAACGGTCATCTCGGTCTTGAGCTGTCGGACCTTGAAGTCGGGGAGGTCCTTGAACTGCAACTTGGGATGAACCTGGGTCATCATGTACCAGAGCAGGATCGACCGCGCTTCGATCTCGCCCGATTGCAGGGCGACGATCCACTGATCCCATGTGCCGCTCGTGTACAGCTTCTCGATCTCGGTTGCCCGCTTACGCGGGACGTCCTCCGGGTCAAATTCCCACGTCTGCTTGTCGGACCCGTCCTCGGGGTCCCAAATCACCAACATCGTCTCGTCCTCCGGGGTTAGTGTGCTGACGAGGCGATCTTATCAGCCGCGACATCGAGAGCGCGGTGGACTTTCTGACCGACCTCACCCCGCTGGCCCTTAGTCACGTCGTCGAACCATCCGGCAGGTCGGATTTGCTGATGCAACGACTCGCCCCCGAGCGTCTGCGGGTGCCAGCCCTCCGCCCGGTTGAACGCACGCCCAGCGTAGTCGAAGCCGCGCGGCATCGACCTGGCACGCTGAATGATCGACACGCCGACGTTTTCCCCGCCCCAGCGCGTCGCGGCCTTGGTCTGTCGTGCGATGGCCTGTCGCATTGACTGTCCATGCCCGCCCTTAGACGGCAACCGCAGGACGCGAGCCCGCTGCTCGGCCACCAACGGATTCATGAGACTGCGCAGCTCCTTGGCAAGCTCGCGCTTGATGACCTTGCCGCCCTCGGCCTCGGCCATGGCCTTTTTGAGCTTGATCATCTTCTCTTTGAGGTCGGTGTCAACCTCGATCATCGGATCCTCCCCGCAAAGTACGGGATGCTCGCTTTCCATGCCTCGTCAAACGTCTCGCACTCGACCTGTGTCTTGCGCCCGACCACGAGATAACCGCTCCCGCGTCGAAGAATCCTAACCGCCACCCTCGTTGCCACCCGCACTCCTGTCTTGGCTGCCAGAACCAGCGCCGTCGGTCGGCAAGCATGTCGTACGGCCGGATCCAATAGCCCACCCGGCCTACCGCCCAGATCACCCATGCCGTCATCGTGGTATCTCCCGTGTCCACGGAGGACCTAGCGTGCCCTCGTGGGTATGCCCGTGCCCCCGGCCCGGGAGGACGGGCACGGGGGCACGGAGAGCGTGAATTAGCCCTTGACTGGAGTGAAATCGAGGTAGTACTCCTCGGAAACCCTGAAGTCGACCTCGGGGTTGCTCACGTTGATCTTCACCTCCGCCCACGGCGTAGCAGCCGAGAATCGCTGGTTCTCCGGCGTGCTCGTGTCGTAGATCGCGGTGAAAGTGAATTGCCGAGTGACAGTCTTGTCCTGCTGGGCACCGTAGTAGGTAACCGACGAGCACCGGAACTTGCCGCGTATCATGTGCTTGCTCCTTGTCACGTGGCAGTCGCCCGAGCCAGCGGACCCGACCCCGGGAAGGTCACCTCGACCTCGGCCACATCGCCGACGTTACCGGCAATCGGCACCCACTTGGTAATGACCAGCTTGCCGGAGTACTGCGGGTTGGAGGTCGTTACCGCCGACTGCTGGGCACGCGCCGCGAAGGTGACCGTCGATCGCCGGAGCGCCCACATCACTTCGTCGAGAGCCGCCGCGTCGTAGTCCTGGTTCAGCGTCAGAGCGGCCTCGAACGACTCCAAGCCGCCCTTGTTCTCCTCTGCCCCCCCGGATCGATAGTTCGTGGTCTTCTTGGCCTCGAACTCGTCGGACAACTCCAGCTTCTTGAGCCAGGGCGAGATGTCGAACCCGGCAGGTCCGATGTTCATCGTCGCATCGAGCAGAACGATGGGGTTTGCCATGTTGTACTACCTTCCTACTCGATGCCAAACGAGGCGAGAAACAGGAAACTGGGCGTTGAGCCCGTGATGGTCCAGCTTACCCGCCAGTACTGGTCGGTAATCGCGGTTCCATCGGTACGAAGACCCTGACCGCCGCCCAGGGCGACGCTGGTCCCGGTGGCGGCAGCGAACGAGAGACGGTCCGTCGGCGAACTGAACCCGACCGCAGCGGCCGACTGCAGCTTCATAGTGATGGTTGGAGTGCCCGTGCCGGACACCGACAGGACGTGCAGGTTGCAGTAGGCGCGTTTGTTCGCGGCCACTGCCCCGAGCTGGACGATCGTGCCGGTTCCGGTGGCCGTCCTGGGAACGCCGGACGGATGGGCACACTTACCCCTGACCAGAGGCCAGGACGACTTGGCCTCGCCCTCCCACGGGGCGACCTCGCCGACGTTGTCACCGATCTTGAGCTTGGTTCGCAGCGCCTTCCCGACCAGATACATCAAGCCGCCTGCGGCAAGGTCTGAGTCGGACTGCGGGGCGATCGACCAGGGATCGAGAGTGCGCCGCATCGCCCAAAACACGTCGTCGGGTTTGCCGGGGTCTCCTGCCTCCCAGTGGCCGCTGGCCTTGATGTCGCACCCGTGGAGACCGGCCTTGTTCTCCTCTGCCCCGCCGGACCGCCAGGTCGTGATCTTCTTGACCTCGGCTTCGTCTTCCAGCGAGATCATGTTGCCGTAGCCTGACAGGTCGGCACCCGAGACGAAAGTTCGGGTGTCGAGCAAGACTAGAGGGTTCGCCATCAGGCTGCTCCTATCACGAAGACCTCGATCTCAACGCCGTAGAACTTGGCCTCGCCCACGTTGAATAGCCTGTTGCCCCGGAGGGACAGCACTTTGATGCCAGACCATGGCTTCTCGGGGTTGCGCTGGTTCGCTGGGTCTTGGAACGCCTCGACGAGTGATGCGGTGCCGGTGCCCGCCATGTAGGTTCGCATTTTGCGGATCGCCCACTTGTCGGTCGACCGCGCGACCAGAACCCGGCAGGTCACGGTGCCCTGGTCAGTCCCGGCGCGATGCCCGCTCGGTAGCTTCTTGTTGAACGACTGGTTCGGCTCAATGTCCATCTCACCGACATAGAAAGCCTCGTTCGGGAGGTCGTCCGGCACGAAGTCGAGCGCGTTGATGCCGGTCGTCTTGGCGAGAGCCTCCAGCTCCAGCGCTACCGCGTTCCAGTCCATCAGCCGATCCCCGCCCGCATGTAGCCGCCGCCCTTGAGGATGGCGAGGACGTCCGGATCGAGAGCCGGGATTCGAGTCAGTCCCCACTCGGCCGAACCGGCTATACCTTCCGGACTCCCCTTCCGTCGGTATAGCCGGTTGGCCTGCATCTGGTGTGCCCAGGTGATGTCGTCCGGGACCTCGGGCCAACCGAACTGCGCAGTGACGTCGAGCATCCCATCGTTGAGCAGAGTGCCATACGGCAACTTGATACCGTCGTAGGGTCGGCCGTCGATGATCGAGCTGGTCGGCAGCAGGCTCGCCGCGCCCACGTAACCCGCCACCGCGAATCCGGTCGACGATGCGATGCCGTCCCGCAACAGCACCTTCATGTAGGAGAATCCAGAACGGCGAACGGGGACCACCTTGCCAGAGGTGTCGATGGTCCGCGTCTCGATGCCTTCGGTCTTCCAGAACGTAGGCCAGCCGGACCGGTTTTCGATTGCTGCCCGCGCCCCACGGAGGCAAGTATCGATCCAGTCGTCTTCCTCGTTGCTCGTGATGTTCAAGACGGCCTTGAACTGCTCACGCGAGTTGTACGGGTCCCCGATCGCCACTCTGTCACCCCCCTACGCCATTCCGCAGGATCTTAGCATCCCGCTCCAGTCCGTCGGCCACCCAGGAACGAAACAGCGCCTCGTCGCGCTCGTACTGCTGCAGCCGGTTAACCCGAGCGTACTGCTCGTCCATCTGGCCCTTGCCGACGATCGGGTGCATGTGCTCAACCATGATCGTCTCATCATAGCCGAGACAACCCGCCTTCTCGCCGAGCACCTTGATCGCGTCATCGCAGTAGAGATGCTGGACCGGTGCCGGAACCATCCGGCCGAGCCGCCGGATGATCTCAGCGTCCATCGACCACCACGTCGGCTTGTTCTGGTCCTGGAACCCGTCCCGACCATACCAGATCCAGTTCTGGTTCTTGTGATGATCCATGATCAGGTTGCTCGCCCATCCGCGTGTACGCGGGATGTGATCGTCGCCCATGAAGGCGATGTTGCGGTACTGACCGCCCTGAGCGATCTCGACTGCCGTGAAGTTGAGCTTCGGGACGAGCGGCATCCATTCGGGAAGTATCTGGATCATCGCACCTGCCTGGCTGCCGACCAGCTTGCTGTAACCGTCGATCTGCATGTCGTCCGCATCGGCCACGAACAGCAGATCAGCAAATCCGAACGCTCCGGTCTCCCACCAAGCCTTGACGATCGGCTCGACGTTGTGTGGCCGACTGCGGGTCGGCACTAACACCAGCAGTTCAGGCATCATGCCGCCACCACCCGACCGGCGAGTGCGAGATCGAGTACAGGCCCTCGACGGACTCGTCCCGACGCCAGCCGAGTTTCTCCAGGCGCGGCATCTCGCGCCGGATCGCCCCGAGCGGCCCCCCGCGCTCCGGGATCAAATGCCCGCCGACCCGAGCGCGCTCGGCTGGCCACATGTCGAAGCACGCGTCCTCGATCACCATGTAGCAGCCGGGCGTGACGAAAGCCGACCACAGGTTGATCTCGCTTTGGACATGTGCCATGTGGTGGTCCGAGTCGAGACTCACCATGACTCGCTGGCCACTCTGGAGGTGCCGCATCACCTCGCCGACCAGCCGGACGTCGGTCGACGACCAGCCGGTAAGCCACTCGATGTTCGGGATGTTGTCGCCGTGCTGCTTGCGCGCTTCGCTGCCCGCCCCCGGGTCGGCGTCGATCGTGATGACCTTGAGCCCGTGCTGCTGAAACCACAGGGCCGAGCCGCCGCGCCGGGTGCCGGTTTCGATCACGACATCCGGCTGGCTGGTCTCGATCAGATCCATGTAGCGTTCGAGGTCCTGCCCAGACTTCTGAATCTCGACCTCGCCGAGATAGTCGTGGAAGTCGCCGTTCTCGAACGTCGCCCAGGTCGCTTCGGAGTCCCAGGAGGTCAGGGGAGCCAGTTCAGCTTCCACTGGGCAGACACCCCCAGCCGCCGCCGCACGAGACATTACCACATTTGGCGCACGGGGGGTGCCCAGTCGCTGCCGACGCGGCTTCTCGCTTCTCCCGACGCGCACGCTGGGCTTTGCCCCAACTGCCGACTTCCGGCCCCCCAGCCGCCTGCATGATCTGGAGCATCGGCTCGACGTCGGGCATCCGGTAGTCGTCCTCGCCGAGCCAGAACGTCTTGTGGTGGGTGATCTTGACACCGGTGTGCACGAAGATCGGCCGCTGGAGCTGGGCGACCCGGTAGCAGAACGACAGGTCCTCACTGACCTGCGCACCGTCCCCGTAGGCCACGAAGTCGAACCAGTGATCGCCCTCATTTTTGCGAATTGCCTCGAGGATGGACCGGTGAATCAGCAGGAACGCCGCGCCCGTACCGGCGACCTGAACCAGCGTCTCCGGCGGGTAACGGAACCGGTTTGTGAACCCGAACCCCTGCTCGGGGGTCGACCCCCACATGAACAGCGTCGGAACGGGCCGGACGATGAAGCCGCCCTTGTTATCCGGGCCCATGTGCTTGAGTGCGAAGCACAGGCCGCCGACCACCGGCCGGTCCACCGGATCGGCAGCGAGCAGAACCCGCTCGATCGCGTCGGCCTCGAAACCCATGTCCGTATCGACGAAGAACAGCCACTCGGAGTCGGTCTTGTCCAGGAAATGCGTCGCGGCCATGTTCCGGCCCTCGACCAGCGAATTCGGGCCGGAGCAGCTCACCGCGAACGGCGCGGCGACGATGACGTCGAGCCCGATCGCCTTGTCATAAGCAATCGCGTTCATAAGCGACATGTGCCACGAGTGCGACACCCGATCGCTGTGCAGGTAGGCGATCTGTACCGTGCCCCCGGCGATGGCCCCCGGAGCTTCTCCCGTGACCTCGGAGGCCACCGCCGGTATGTCGGTGGGGGTGGCCGCCGTCTCGTCCTCCGGAGCCGCCCCCGTCACTGACCCTGGACCTTCCGCACACGGCCCCCGCCCGGACCCGAGTTCATCGCGGACTCGACCATCGGCTGGACACGACCGGGGTCGCGATTGGCCGAGATCTGCGCGTCGATCGGAGCCAGGCCCTGGAACAACTCGGGCCGCTCGCGGTAGAGCGGGTGGTTCTTGTCGATGGACTGTCCGGCGCGCAGCAACTGCTGCCCGCCGGTCCACATCGCCATCCCCTCGAAGCTGGAATAGGCGATGCCGCTCTCGTGCTCGTTCTGGTCGCTCATCTCGTCCCTCTCTTGGATCGGATATACCTATCCTAGACCATCGGCCCCCACTCTCGGGGACGAGGCCGAGAAATTGGGGGCCGACGGCGACGTTGGGCGGGGAACCCGGAGGCTTCATCCCGGTATCAGTCTCGTGTCAGGCCTGACCGAGCGGATGGGATTTCCGATTAAGCCCAGGAGCCGATCTCTGGGCGGTCCCCCACGTCTGGGTTCCCTCGCCTCTCCAAACGCTAGGCCGCGTCAGATCGCATTGCCTGGTGGGTGCCCATGTCCACTGTGGAGAGGCGAGAGAGTAGGTTAGCTGCTCTTGTTGGTGAGCAGCTGGAATGCGGTCGGGTCGACCACGTTGGCACCGTTGCGCGCCCACGCGAACCAGCCGCGCTGGCCGGTCGGCCGGTTGTTGGTCACGTCGAACAGCATCGGCACGAACTCGATGTTCATGCCCGCACGCTGCGCGAACAGGTAGCCCTGCCAGTTGCCGACCACGAGCCACGGCTGGACGCCGGTGCCGGTGACGATGTCGGTCACGTAGTCGTTCTGGTCGTAGTCGCGGCCGAACAGCTGGCCGATGCCCTCGGCGGAGAGCGAGACCGTGAAGTTCGGGTCCAGGGTGCCGAGCTGGCGCACGGCGTTCTGGGTCTTGGTCGACGACATCCAGGCGACCGCGCCCCGGCGACGGTGCCGCTGCGGCAACCGCGCCCAGATGTTGTAGATGTCCGACGGAGCGATCGTGCCCGCCGTACCGACCGGCGTCGAGACGACCGGGTTGGTCTGGCCGGTCAGCGCCGGGACGATACCGGTCGGGAGGTTCGCACCGGTGCCCGTGGTCAGCTTGTCGGCGAGCAGCTCGTCGTAGCCCGAGCCGAGCATGTCCGACATGTGCTGCGCGAAACCGGGCCAGTCCTGGCCGACCTCGATGCTGAACGGGATGAAGCCGTCGGCACGGTGGGTCGGAACGGCTGGCTGGGCGATCGTCGGCGAGTTGTCCGTGGACGGCGCGGCTTCCGCGTCGTACTTCCACGAGACACCGGCCGACGAGAGACCCTTCCACTGGTCGTTGGTGATCGTCTCGATCCGGCACCGGTTCAGCACCGGGTTGTCGGACCCCTGCGCCGTCAGGATGATGGTCGGGTCGATGATCACCGGGACCGCGAAGCCACCGGCGGCCGGGGTGCCGATCGACATCGACCGCTTGAGGTAGTTGACCTCCTGGACGGCCCGTGCCTCTTCCGGCGAGAACACCGGAGTCAGGCCGGTCGCAGCCTTCTGGAACGCCGACCGGTAGTACGGGTTGGAGGTGGCGACCAGGAACGCGGCGATCAGCTCGCCGTCGGTGTCGCCGTCCGAACGCCGCAGCAGCGTGTCGAGCCGGTCGCGCTGGTACTCGGTCAGGTGGCGCTGGACCTTCCGGTCGTCGAGCAAGGTCGACGCGCGGCTGTACCACTGCTCGCGGGTGTCCTCCGTGCCCATGCGCCGGTAGTCGACGTTGAAGCGGTCCATGCCGTCCTTGTCGGCGGGCTTAACGTTGAGGTCGCCGTAGCGAGCCCGCGCCTCCTTGACCCGCTGCTCGCGCTGCTCGCGCTCCTTGATGACCGAGCGCACGCCCTCGATCTTGGCCTCGTTCTCCTTGAACTCGGCCTCGTACTTGTCGAACGTCGCGCCGTCGTCCTTGCGCTGCTCGACGGATCGGCTCTCGTTGGCCGAGTCCTTCTGTGCGGCGTCCATCAGGTCGATCAGCTCACGCTGACGCGCTTCGAGCTGCTCCAGCTCGTCCGGCGCGCCACCGGCGACCAGGTAGATCGGGTCGCCGTTCTTGCGCTGGCCGATGATCTGCTTGCGTCGTGGCTGGCCTCCCTGGGCCAGATGTCCGAGCATCATTTCTGGTACCCCATCTTCATCGCTTCGAGTCGGTGCGCCCGGAGCTTCATCTCACGGGCAATCGCAGCCTCATCGATCTGACGGCGCACCGAGTCTTGGTCGGCGGGTGTCGGGATACCAGGCTTATATTCGGCGGTCCGATAAAACGTCCGTGCCGCTTCGTAAGATCGTAGCAGCTCGTCGTACCGGCCATGCGACCGGGCGGCAAGTCGCTCCATCCACGCGTCGGTTCCACACCGTGACCGCAGACCTGCCGTCGCGGTCGGCGATGCTGGCCAGGTGACCGGTCCAGCCTCGAACGCTCGGACCTCCCCGATGGTCCGCTCCGGGATTCCCTCGGGGTTGTGGTCGCTCGTGTCCGGCTCGTGGTTCCACTCGTCCCGGATCACGTTGAACATGAAGCTCGAACCGTATCCGCCAGACCGCAGACCAGGTTCGAGATCCCTGTTAAAGCTGGTGTCGTGCAGCGGCCCCTCAACGATCGGGCCGTGATAATCCGGCTCCTTCGTCTCCTCGAACCGAGTCGGCACGGTGAGCAGTTTGTCGCCGATGCTCATGTCCATGCCGTGGTTAAACAACACCTTGAGTGACGAGGTGCCGTCCGACCGCATGGACTCCTTGGCCGTTTTGGTGAACGCGCCGGGCATCGTCCGCTCCAGGAACCGGCCCTCCCAGAACGAGTTGATCTCGTACCAGGTGTCGAACGGCGAGAAACGGACCGACAGGGTGCCTAACCCGTCTCCCTCGGCGCGCATCAACGGTAGACCCGACCGGACGATCGGAAGCCCCTTGATCTTCATCCTACCTCCAGCCGGGCATTTAGACGATAGAGTCTATCACGGCTGGCACCTCGGTGCTGCCGTTCCATACCGAAATCGTGAGGGGAACCTCGGCTGATCCCGTCCACAGAGTGGCTGTTGGCCCGCTCAGCTGGCTTGACGTCGAGTTCCCGTTTGTGCCGTCCCACGCCCACCCGGACGTGTCACCATCCGCATACGCGTCAACCGCTCCAACCTTCTCCAGCAACACGCCTGTCATGCCATATCCGGCTTGGAGCGAGTCCCACAACAGGTAGATTCCAGTCGCAAGTGCGGGAGCGGCATTGGCCACGAGGGAGAACCGGGCGGTTGTGCCCACCGCGCCTGTCGTGAAGCCCTGGGTCTGGGGGAACGCATCCCCCCCGGCGGAACGCGTATAGGCGACGTAAACCGTGTGACCGAAGTCGAAATCGGAAACAGACCCGTTGTGGCCATAGAACGACACGCTGAACACGTCACCGGGCGCACACGCAGCAGCCGGACACTGGAGGAACCCAGCATTACCGGCGCGTGCTCCTGTGTTGCGCGGATTGGCTGGGGTAGGAAAATCGGTGGCACGCACTGGCGAAGACGAGCCGCCGTACCCGGTTGCGTTGTTCTTCGATGCCGGGTTGGGGCAGAGGTTTCGCCTGGCGGTCACGTGGTCTTCCGGAAGATCACCGTGTTGGCAGCGAGCCCGCCGGGGACTAGGTCGGCCAGGTTCAAGACGATCGACTCGGCTCGCTGATCTAGTTCGGTCTGCAGACCGGATACGTCACCAATCGCGATGGCTAGCGTAGCCTTCACCTGAGATGGCGTGCGGCTCGCCCACGCCCCGCCGACCGACTGAATCGTGTTACCCGCCGTCGCAGTCAGGCCTGCGATCGTCGTAAGATCAGAATCGAGTGGCTGGTAAGCAGCGTTGCCCTCGGTCGCCGTGAGATACTGGGGGTGCGGGTCGCTTGCTGCCTCGTGCGCCGCAACCGCCGCAGCCGCCGTTCCGACCGGGTCGTAAGTGCCGCTGTGATTGTGACTTGTTGCCGATGCTCCGATCGCTGCCGGAGTCGGCAACGCAGGGTTGCCGTGCCGGTGATCCGACCGGCTGACCGAATCTGCCGCGCCCGAATTGGAGGATGCCCCGTAAGTCGTCTCCGCCGTGACGGGTCCGTACGTGATCGAACCTCCACCCGGATGAGTGTGGTTGGCCAACGCATAGAGTTGCCCCGTTCCATCCGGTGGCACCGGTGCCAGTTCGTTGAGGCTGATCGTGCCACCCGGGGCGTCGAACGGGACCACAACACTGAATGAGGTCTTCCAGCTCGGAAAGTGCGGCCGGACCTCCCAGGTCCAGCCGGTCGGCGAGGCAGCCGGGTCGTTACTCGCGTACAGCGCCTGAGACAGGACGCCATCGACCCCAACCACCGCGACAATCTCGTCGGGGATCAGAAGGTTCTCGTCTGCGCTCGCTGCCGGGAATAGGACAGCCGACCGGTAGAAGACGATCTTACCGGCAACCGGGCCGTTCTGGTCCCGGATTGTGCCAGTAACGGTGATCAGCGCGGGCAGGGTCACTGCGCACCTCCGGCGTTCGGGTCCGGTGGAGTCGGGTCGCCGCTCGGGTCGGGGGGCGGGTTACCGGGATCGGTCGGTCCGGCCTTTTGCTCGCCGAGCGTGAGCGCCAGCGGCTTGTTGCCCCACGGGACGTCTTCGAGGTTGTCTTTACGCCGGATCTCGTTGATGACGTACGCGCCGGTGTCGAGCTTGGTCTTGTTGACCTGCCAGCGCTGGGCGATCGACGTGTCAAGGAACGAGTCACGATCGAACAGAACGAACTGCGGTCGGGGCAGGAAAGACGACAGGATGCGCTCGACTCGCTGCAACCAGCGGTTTGCGCTGTACTTCAACATCTCGACGTCCCGGTCGACGATGTTGGCATAGGTCAGGGTTGATCCAGTCGAGTAGCCGAGCACCTCAGCGACCCCCGGTCCCATGATTCGGGCACATTGCGCCTCGGAATACTGCCTGGACTCCAAGAATTGCGACTCTTCCGGATTGACCTGGATCTGGTCGAACTTCCAGCCCCGACCCAGAACGATCGGCTCGCGCGTACCGAACATCGCGGCCAGGAAGCGGTCTTTGGCCGTTCGGACCACGTTCTCGTCCGACATGTCCGCCTCGGAGTTCGACAGGATGCCGCCGGGGTGCCCGCCGTCCTGGAACCAGCTCTTGCCGAACCGAGTGGATGCGATCGACAACCCGATCTCGTCCGCATGCGCCGCGACCGGTGACAAACCGAGCAGATTGCCCGCCACCGGATAAGCGCGACGATGGAAGACCTGCGACGTCGGGACGGTACCTCCTTGATACATCCAGTGCTGCTCGCCGTCGGTGATCGTCACGTTGACCTTGTCGGGGTTCCACAAGTCGACCTGCCGCAGCATCCCGGTCGGTCCGACGTCCAGCTTGTTGCCGTAGACGTTACCGCGCAGGAACCAAGACTGGGTCAGCATGTAGATCCAGTCCTGGACGCCGTAACCATCCCCAGCCGGATCGTCCAGGTTGCCCGGAGTCGTGATGATCTTGCGTCGGCCGTCGCTCTGCCCACGGTAGCAGTCGAAGTGCATCTCCGAGACGAGAGATGCCATCATGTCGACGGCCGTACGGAAGGCGACCGACTGGAGACTGTTCGTCCCCGTGTAGGGGTCCACCTCCTGATACGAGTTGCCGACCGACCAGTTCAATGACGACAGGGGGATCGCTGGCCACTGGCCGATGGAATCCTGTCGCTTCTCGGGCTCCGGCGCGGCCTCAGCCTGCTTGCGAGCGAACGGGCGAGGCAGCTTCACTTACGCACACTCCTCGAGTTTGCCCGCCAGAATGTCAGGACGGAAATCACCAGTCCTGCCAGGATGTAGCAGGCCGGGGGGTAGATCATCCAGGTTCCCCCGAGAACCAGGAGCGGCCCTGCCACCACGGGCACCCAGCCGAGCAGGTACAGCACAGCACGAAGGGCATAGCCGACAACCTCAGCCGCCGCGCCGATTGCTTCGTTCACGCTCGCCCCTCCCGTCCCACGACAGTGTACCGGGCACCACGGTGGGTGGTAGCCTCAGTGGATGAAGGCGAGCGGGTCGTATTCCGAGACCACCTTGTCGATCCGATTGCGGTAGACGAGCATGGCCAGGCCACCAGCGCACGCCGGACCGACCTCCACACCTGCCTTGTGGTCGAACGTCGACCCTCCACCTAACGGTCGAGCCGGGACCGAGACAGCCGAGTTAAGAGGCGGTTCGTTGTGATGGAACACCTGCGGAGCCTGCGCAGTCGCAGCATCCACCAGAATAGCGAAAGCCTGCGCGGTTCCGTCAATGCCCGGTATGAATAGATCGCCTCGTTTGGGCCGATCTTTATCCTTTGGCTCTTCAATGCCGATCTCCTTGAGATCCTTGATGATCGCCTCGCCACGAGCGTCAACCGCAAACGCGACCGGGCCGTACTTGGCCTTCATGTCGACCAGGCGCGGGATGATCCAGTCGACTCCCGGCTTGTGGTCGGCAATGCCGATCCGCCAGAGGCCGTCGATTTTGCCAGCCCACATGATTGTGCCGTGGGTGCGCTTGGGGTTGATGTAAAAGGCAATCGCGATGTCGTGCGGGACGGCAGGACGGGCGGCAGCGAGCGAAGCCCAGACAGACGGGTCGATTGCGTTGTCACCGGCAACACGAGCGCGTGGAAGCCACATACCGTTGCGTTCCATCGCAAACCGGATCGTCATGCCGAGCTTTTTCTTCTCGGCCTCGATCGTCGCCTTCCGGATGCCTGTCCTGTTCTCGCGTCGAATGCCCATGCTCGGGTTGGTCGCGTAGTTGACCGCATCGCAGCCGACGGTGTCTTTGAACTCCTGGGTCTGTGGATCGATATACTCGATGCCGTAGTCGAACCAAGCAGTCGTTGGGTCGTTCCCCTCGCCCTGCTCTTTGATCAGGTAGATCCAGGCCTTGTCGTTGCGAGGTGGGGTGCCGAAGAACCAAACCTGCGGATCCCACATTGCCGACTGGGTTGGCACCAGCGTTTGCATGAGGTCGGCACTAAGGATCTGTGCCTCGTCCATGATTAGCTTGGGGAACGAGAAACCCAGACCCTGCCCGCCCTCGCGTGCTGCAAACTTCAACCTGGCTCGATTGTACTGCGGTGTCAGCTCAATGCCCTGGTTGCCTGCGCCAGCCCAGACACGGTGGATGGCCGAACCGAGGATCGCGTCGTTCTCCTCGATCAGCACCTTGATCCGTTGGAAACCCTCGGCCGCCGTCGCATATAAGTGGGCGCTATGCCCAATGAGCGGAATGCCGAACAGGAACAACCAGCCGACTTCGAGCGCCATGATGATGTCGCCCTTGCCGTTCTGCCTTGGCACCCAGCAGCCGCAGGTGTCAGCCGCCATCACCAGGTCGTGCGTCTCCTCGTCGCGCTTCTGGCCAAGCCCGCGCTCGACGATCCACGCCTGCCACGGATCCATCGGCCTGTTGAGTTTCGCCATCAGATCGACGACCTCGCCACCCGCGCTCGTGAGGTACGGCGGGTAGTTGGCGACCCGAGGCCGGATCAGCTCACCCGAGTTGACGTTCACGCGCTGCCTTCGCTGCCCTCATTGCTGCCAGCATGTCCTCCCGGTCGACCGAAACAGGGATTGTCCCGGTCGGCTTCTCCGTCTCAACCGGTCGCAGCCCAGCCGACCGAACCTCGGCGGTCAGCTGTTTGAACGTTAGCTGGTGGTTCCGGCGCAGATCAAGCACCTTGTCGACCTGGAGGTGAACTTCGCCCATGTCGTCGAACGTGATCGTGAGCCACGATTCGCGTCGGCCGATCACCAGGTCGTCAAGTCGGTCCAGGGTGTCCGCGCACCTGGCGAGTTCACGGACCAGGGCAGCGGCACCCGGGTCGAGTCGGTCACCGTCATACGCGTTCCAAATCGCCTGTCCGGTCTTGCTCAGCATCCCGTCACCCTATCACAGGTCGCCGGAGCGCCGTACGTGGTCGGCGTCGACCTCGGGCCGGGAACGTCGCCCTTCTGGGCGTTCATCCCAACCAGCAACCAGCACATGACGCCGACCAAAAGAGCGGCGACCAAGATCGTCACGCCGAGCGCTCGAATCGACATATCGGATCCATTCGGGTGCCAGGCTGCCTCCTCACCGAGCGGGGCGTTGCAGTCGATGCACCAACGCCCCCTTCCGTTTGCGTCGTACACATACGAGGCAGGATTCCGGCAACTGAGACCGTCTCGATGTCGCGCGGCGTCCTCCAACGTGACCGGAGCGAATCCGGCAGCCCGTTCCGGCACCGACCGGCGCACCCTGTGGTAATCCATGGGAAACTCCTCGAGTAGTCGCGTGTAAAGGGGTCAGCCCCCGCCCGATTCTCCGTGAATATAAAAACAAACGGC